AAATCATCGTATTCGCCTTCTGTATCAGTTTCAACATAAGACATAACGTGCATTTGTTGCACATATTTCTCTTCATCAGATTCTTTTTCTGTAAGATATGACTTTGGAAGTTCTCCATGAATTTCATAAACTTTGATGAAACCTGCATTTGTATCTTTCTTTTGTCCATCACGAGTTTCACGAGCCGAAAGAGAAGCGAGTAGGCTTTTTACAACTTCCTGATTGTAACCTTTTTGTTTTCGAAGTTGTGCCGGAGTATATTCCAAGACTTCAATCACTGGGTTTGAATCGAAATCAATTGCATCCACAATTATTTTATTCCAGTTCATAACCATCGGATGAAGCTTTCCGTCTTTTTCAACAAATTTTAATACAGATGATCCGTACTTTGCCAAAGTCCTTCCCCATTTATTTAAGATCTTTCCAAAATTTTCATCACGCATCCATTGTTGCAATTTTTGTGTCGCAATAAATGCTCGTGTTGTATCTTTTAGTTTCGTTGGTTTGATTCTAATATCTCGTCTATCAATATCAGTCGCTCGATACCAAATATTTATTGCACTTGTAACAATATTGAAGAAAGGTTTTTCTCTTCCTAATGAATCAGTGTCGCCTGAAATATGTTTTGAGTTTGCGTATGCATCAATCCTCTCAAGGTTTTCCAAGAGATTGAATTGCACATGTTTTGAGATTGTTGTGACTCCAGTTTGATAATCGCTTTCGAGTTTTCGAACTAAAGCTCCAACATCATTATTCTTTGCTGAAGTTTGCTCTGACATTTTATTTTATAGGTTATGCGTAAAGAACTGTGCAATCAAGTGTTCCACCAACAACAAGGTAAAGACCTGTGTAAAATTCGATAGGCTCTGGAAATGTAATCATTTGAGGACCAGAAGCGAGTGTCCATGTTGTTGTAATAATAGTTGTTGCATCAACTCCACCAATTAATGTTCCTGTTCCAAACGCTCCGTTTGCAATTGTGTCTGAAACATTAATGTAATTTCCTTGAACTCCTGCAAACAATGCTTCAAGAATTTGAGTTGTGTCCGCATTTGTTGTAGCTGTCACAAGTGAAGTTTGGCTTGATCCAGTTGAGTATTCTGTTCCTTCAGTAGCTCCCCCTGTAATAGCTAGTTTCAAGTTATCCAATGCTGTTGCACTAGATGCTCCAAACAAGATTTGATTTGGAACTGCTGTCGCTCCAGATGTTTCTGAAAGAGCAGTTACGAAAGTATATGTTTGAGAATCAACTGTGTTGTGAGCAGGGTTTGAATTTCCTGTTCCTCCACCAATAGTTGTATCCGCCCAAGACAGACTCGCTGATGTTTCAGTTGTTGCCAAAGTGTTTTGATCTTCTCCTGCAATTCTCGCAACGATTTTTTGAGTTGTATCTGTATTTGTAGTAGCTTCAACAAATTGATGTGCAACTGTTCCTGTTGAATAAGTTGTTCCTTCTCCGGCTGATCCATTAATAGCTGATTTCAAGTTATCAAGAAACACTGCTGTTGATACACCAATCAAAACTTCGTTTGGTCGGACTGCACTTGAAAGAGCAGTTTTCGCAACATAAGTTTTATCTCCAATTGTGATTTCATCACCATCTGAAATAGTTCCATTGGCTGTCAAAACTGATTCTGCAAATTCAAGAGTTGAAATTGTGACTGTTTCGCCATCAACTCCGGCTGTTGAATCTCCTGTTCCACCTCCAAGAGTTGTGTCTTCCCAAACAACACGAGTTGCTGTTCCAGTTGTTACAACATCATTGTTTCCAATTCCAACAGTTCTTGAAACAACAATTTGAGTTGCATCAGCATTTGTTGTTGCAATCACCAAAGGATGAGCAACTGTTCCTGTTGAATAAGTTGTACCTGCTCCTGCTGTTCCGTTAATAGCAGATTTTAGATTGTCCAAGAAAGTTGCATCACTTGCTCCAATCAAAACTTCATAAGGAACTGCCGGCTCTGTTGATAGAGCTGTCACCGCAGTATATGTAATGTCACCAATTTCGATTTCATTTCCGTTTGCAATAGTGTCAACTGTCACTTTGCTTTCTGCATGAACTCCTGCTGTAATAGCTCCTGTCAAAGTAAGAGTCACAACCGCTTTGTTGGCTGACTCATCGTTTGAACTCAATCCATCATTCAAGGCGAATGTTCCTGATGTGTGTGAATTTACAATAATTCCGAAAACTTTTCCTACACCACTTTTTACGATACCTGAAGCTGTTCGGTTATCATATTTTGCCCCACTAATGTTTGCCATTTTGTTTTTAATAATTAGTTAATAAAAATGTTAATAAAATTATACCACTACCTTGTTGAGTTGGAAACAATGTTGTTTCGATTTCTGTTGAGAATTTGAATTTGTTTATTTTTAATTTCCACTCTTTCGATTGAATCATCTTTCACCATCTCAGCACGAATCTCGAAATACATTCTCATGAGCCAAGTGTCGGAATGATCAGGACTTCTTCCAATAGCATCTTTAATTTCTTCTTTTGAAGTCGCAGTTCTTTTCTGGTCCGGCACTGTCACATCTTTATATTGTGATAACTCTTGAATAATTGTATCTCGTTGACTATCTGGAACTCGTGAAGCAACCAAGTGTCTATTCACCAAATCTCCTAAAGTAAATACACACTGACATCTCAAATTTTTATAATCTGAAACATACTTTGGTGCATGACTTAATGATCCAACATTTGGAAGCTCAACAATATTTGCATCAGTCTTGATTGGTGCATACGAAGATTTGTAACCAATTATACCATTCAGCATTGAACTCTTTGCAACTCCTGTTCCAACACCGATCGCATCAACACAAATATGTGAATAAGGAATTCTTTCAGCCGATGCGTACTCACGAATTTTGTCGATAATATTATCAGTATTGAATCCAGAAAATTCTTCTCGCTTGTATTCTTCAAGATCTTCCCAAAACGAGAAAACAGTTTTGTCTGCTCCATCATCTGCGACATCGACAACCAAATATTTCTGACCAGTTTTTATGACTGTATTTGTAAATACATCAACCAAAGAATCGTAATGAAAAATATTCATTGCATCAGTATCGTATTCCCAATCTCCGAGCTTCAAACGCTTTCGTGTTTTATCATCGGAAATTTCATTCAAGTTATCTTCATATTCATCTGCTGTGTATTCATTGTCCGAATATAATGATTGCAGAAAACGATAATTGTCTGGAAGTGTTTTATCTTTATATGGTTTATAGAACACACGATACAACCACCCTTTGTTAGGGTTACAAGTTAGAAGCAATTTTGACATCACTCCATAATCTTTATTCATGTGTCTTCCAATACGAGATTTCAGAACATCGAATGATTTGAATTCAACCTCACCTGCTTCTTCAATCCATCCTCCAGTGTATTCAAGTGATCCGAATCTTTCATAATCAGGATCAGAAGGTTTATACGCAACATCGAGTAAGTCGATTCGAGATCCATTTGTAAATTCAATATAATTATACTGACCATTTAATTTCCAATCAGTGTCCGGAATTCCATGATATTTACAGACTTTTTTAAATGTGATGAAACTAGACTTCATCAGTCGTGACAATTCGTTTCTTCCAATAAACCATTTTGACTCCGGATAGAAATAACAATTAGTGATCAACCATTCACAACCAAGCCACGATTTTCCAGTTTAGTCAACCCCCCCCCGCACCACCGCCAAAAAGTAGATACTTTGTTGTATCGTCTTGGAGGTATTGATACGCAGAATGCTGTTTCAATGTTGGGGAAATTGTTGGTTTCGCCATCGGATGCAAGAGGGAGTTTATTCCCACCGCTTATGAACATTATCTTTGACATGGAAACGAGAATGTTCACTTGCAGTCATTAGTTCGAGATTGTCCAAAGAATTATTTAAAGTGTTTCCGTCTTTGTGATGAACAACTTCGTTTTTTAATAAAAGTCGACCGACATTATTTTCGATAATCAATCTATGCTCTCTGACATAACCCTTCTTGGTTGCAAAAGGATGGTCCGGCATAAAAATCAATAAATACATTTTACCACCTTTACGAGATTTGTGATAACAAAATCCTTTCTTATTGTGATGATAAAACTACTTTTTTGTCGGATCAATATAATTAAAGCCGGAAATTCTTTCTCCTTTAGAAGTCACATCAGTTTCAGTTTTTTCTTTATAACCATGATTGTTTGAAAGCATCAGTTTTGTAATCACCGGACTATACTGTCCACCAAGCCCATTAGAAGTCAAAATTTCCTCTTGTGTCGCAAGAATTTGCTCCAAAGTGTCCGAGAAATTAGGCTGTTCATCTGCCCATTTGTAAATAGTTGATCTCGCAACCTTCAAATAAATTGCAAGACCGGCAACTGACGGAATTTTCACATCAATAATTCTTTCGTAAGAATCGCTTTTCTCACCACGAGTTTTATGAAACTCAGTAACAACATCAACGCTGTTTTGCAAATACTCTTTTGCTTTCTTATTGTAAGCATCAGTGTAAGTTGTTTCATGACCTCTTTTCTTTTTAGTAGTTTCTTTTTCCATGCATTAATAATAACACAAAAAACAAATAGTTAAGAAACAAACGCAGTTTTTGACAATCCAAATTTTATATTGTATGACCTCACTTCCCACTTGCAATTCCGATAAGGAAAGTATAAACTGGCTATATGTTCAGCTCTAGCAGAGGGGAACTACCCTTAGGGTAGTAAACCCCTTGCAAGAAGCTTGAAGAACAAAGCCGAACTGGAATCTGGCTCTAAGCCACTCCCTAGAGCCGGCAACCCCTACAAAAAATGGATGAAAAATACACAAAATTGAATAATATCCGATTAGATGGAAAGATGTCCGAAGAGGATGAAGTCATTTTTGGTAACGCAAAAAGTCTATTTCAAACAAAAGTGATTGAGGAACTATATGAAAAATACACATCATTGGATACTGTAAAACAAAAGAAAAAGTCTAGCGTAAAACCTAGTGATAATATAAATGTAGATTTCGATGGAGGATATAAAGA